ATAGATGAACTGAAAAACAAATTAAGAAAATCTAAGTTGATACAGGTTAAACAATGAAACTTGGTGATATAACTGCAGATGTAATAGCTAATACAAAGCCTTATGAATTAGGTATGAATAAGGTTGCTTCTGTTACAGCCGAAGCAACAGTAGATACAAATAAGTCTATTGAATCTGTTGGTACTGTTTTAGGAGGTATAAAGACCATTGCATTAACAGTTGGAACTGCTGTCGTAGGTGCTTTTTCATTGATAACAAAACAGGGAATATCTGTATCCGCAGAATTGGAGTCAGCTAGGGCTGGGTTTATAGCTTTATTGGGAAGTGCTGAGGAAGCTGACGCTGTTTTAGAGAGAATTAAGAAAGAAGCAAAAGCAACTCCGTTTGAGATGACTGGTTTAACAACTGGTGTACAGGCTTTGACTGCGATCACAAAAAATGGACAAAAGGCTATTGATATTCTAATGGATGTTGGAAAGGCTGTTTCTGTAAGTGGAAAAGGTCAGGCTGAACTTGACAGGGTTATATTTAATCTGCAACAAATATCTGCAACAGGTAAGGTTACAGAAATGGACATAAGGCAGTTTCAATCTGCAATTCCTGTTTTCAATGATATATTAACTCTTTCAGGATTGACAACAGAAGAATTGAAAGATAGTGCAAATTCTGCAGAATTACTATTCAATGCTTTTCAGAAATATGGAAGTGAGGGTATAGGTGCTGAGGGTTTTATTTCACAGGCAGGTACTTGGAATCAACTGATATCCAATTTGAAAGATACTTGGAATATATTTACTGCCGATTTTGTACAACAAACTGGTGTTTTTGATCTAGCTAAGGATATATTGAAAAGACTAATTGATTTCATAGAGATAAACACACCGAAGATTATTCAATTTATAGAAAATATTAGAGGTAATTTTGATGGGTTTATGCAATCTTCCTTTATGACCACAGCGATACAGATATTTGAAACTATATGGACAGCAGTATCGGCAGGTGCGAATGACTTTTATTTAATAATGAAAGAGGTTTTTGCATTTATTGTTGAATGGTGGAATATGTATTTGAAACCTGCCTTTGAGGAGTTATGGAGTGTTCTGGCTGAAGTTTTTGGAGATGGTAGTAATGACGCAATCGCTTTCAAAGATATTATAGTAACAGTAGCAAGGGTTATCGCATACGCTTTGGGTGGTATTGTTATTGGTTTAACCGTTCTAATAACTGCCATTGTAAGAGTTATTTCTTGGGGATTGGAAATGCAAAATAAGATACAAGGTTTTGTTGAAAATATAAAAAATGCATTTCTTGCATTACCTAAGGTTGTAGAATTGACTTGGGGAATGTTAGTTAAAAAGCTACAGGATTTTAGTGGAAAAATATTAAATGCAATTACAAAACCCTTTACTGATGCCTATGCTTCTGTAAGTAAAATTGCCGAGAAAATTAAACAGTCTTTGGATAAGATAAATCCTTTTCATAGGGAGAGTCCGTCATTAATAGATAATATCACAAAAGGGGTTGATACGATTAAAAATGAATACGGAAAACTTGGTAACCTTGCTTTTAATGCTGTATCTGGTGGTTTAGAATCTGGGGGTCTAGCAAGTACAGGAATGGCAATAAATATTGATATGACAGGTGCAAATATTTCAAGTCCTGAGGTTGCAAGAGAGTATGCTGAAAGTATTGGTAATACGATTATTGATAAGCTAAGAATAACAAGGAGGAGTTATGGTTAGGAATTTTACTTTGAATAATGTAGATAGAAACAAGTGTCTTTTAACTGGTTTCTCGATAAATGATCGCGACGGAGAATCTGCTTCTACTATGAATTTAAGGTTTGTTAATCGAGATAGTGGAGATAATCCAGAACTTGAAGATGAGATTGTTTATACAGTAGGAGGGGTTAAGAAGTTTGCAGGACGAATTGTTAAAATGAAAGTTGATACGAAGATTTATCCTTATGAATACAGTTTGGAGTGTGTGGATTACACAAGAGATTTAGATCGCAGATTAGTGGTTGAGGAATACGAAAACAAAACTGATAGAGAAATAATCATTGAGATAATAGAAACATATTGCACAGGAATTACTTATACAAATGTTGTCGAGGGGGTTTCGATTGATAGTATTATTTTCAATTATGCTTCTGTTTCTGAAGCATTTTCTAATATAGCAAAATATACTGGTAGGGAGTGGTATATTGATTATGATAAAGATGTTCATTACGGATTAAAGACAGCAGAATCCGCACCATTTAATGTTGAGGAATTATAAATATGGCAACAAGCGATAGAGGTTTATATGTTGAGGGATTTTCTGCAAAGAATGTTTGCAAGAATATTATCATTGGATTAGACAACACATCATTGAGAAATAGGGTCTATGTTAGGGGTGGTTCTTATTTATCTGATGAGGTGGAGATAAACATGGTGGCAGATGGTGAGCAGGTTGTTTTTGTATTACCTGAAAAACCGCATGATGTAAAAGTCTACGAGGACTCAGTTGAAAAAACAGTCGGTATTAAGAATATAGATGACGCAGTTGACTTTGATTATTTATTAAACTTTCAAGAGAAGTACATAGAAACTTCTGTAGCACCAGTTGCTGACACGGTTATTACTGTAACTTTCAAATATGATATTCCTGTTTTAGTTGCTTTGTCGAATGAAACATCAATAAGTGATTATGGTGTCTTTGAATATGCTATCTTTGATAATTCTATAAACACGGTTGAAACAGCAAGGGCGAGGGCTAATGCTGAACTTGATACTTATTCTGAACCTTTGATATCTATTTCATTTATTACAGAGGAAACAGGTTTTAGGGCTGGGCAATCGATAGGATTAGTCAATACGAATTTGGGAATTGATGATAATCTGGTAATTGATTCAGTTACTGAAAATTCACTCGGGAGTGGTTATTTTGAATATAAGATTACAGCAAACACATCTACGAAAAGAGGAATTGTAAAGTTCTTGGTTGACATGATAGAAGCAAATAAAAATGCTTTGAAAATTAGTACAGACGAAAAGGTTGACGAATTAAATGCGATTGATGGTATTTCTTTCACATTAACATTTGGTTCTGTAACATCAGCTTCAAAGAGTGATGAGTATGAGTATGATGACGCTGTTTCTATTTGGGGTTCTGCGGAGTGGAGTTAAAATTGGTATAATATGATATGCAGATTTTGACAAATGTAAAACTTGTCTTTGAGGATATAGATACTGGTAAAGAAACGGTTATTGAAAAACATAATGTAACCTGTACTGTTGGTATGGAGTCGGTAGCAAGTAGGTTGGCAGGTGGTTCTACTGGTTTAATAACTTACATGGGCTTAGGTACTGGAAGTGTTGATGGTGGAAACGCACCCTCTGCTGGTGATACAACTTTGAATGATGAGTTATACAGAAAACAAATATCAACAGCGACAGTTGATTCCGTAGAGGTAACATTTAGAACATTTTATAACACTTCGGAAGCTATTGGCACTTTAACAGAAATAGGTTTATTCGGAGATGACGCAACTGCAACAGTTGACACTGGAACATTATTTGCTAGGGTTGCTTTTTCTAAAGAGAAAACAGATCAAGAAACATTAACAGTCGATTGGGCTGTTACAATAAGTTAATTAATAAAAAATATGGTTTGGGCTTCAAGTGATGTAAGTGCAGGAGATGACATTCTTGCAACGCAATACAATGCAATTAGAGATGATATTGCTTCGGCTGTTTCAGAAGCTTCTCCGATAGGTTCGATAATTCTTTGGGGTGGTGAATCTGCTTCTATTCCTGCAAATTGGTTAGCTTGTGATGGTTCAGCGATTGATAGAACAACATATTCAGATTATTTTACCATTGCAGGAACAACATTTGGAAGTGGAGATGGGTCAACAACATTCAATATTCCTGATCTAAGAGATAGGTTTATAGTCGGTTCTGGTACTTCGTATTCAGTAAATGCTAAGGGTGGTGCTAATACAAATGATCTTACACACACGCATACAGGACCATCTCACACCCATACAGGACCATCACATACGCATACAGGACCATCTCACACGCACACAGGACC